TGGGTACGTAGAAAACACATGGAAGAGAGATATTCCATTAGATGTTGCACTTACTAAAAGACTCAAAGAACTATAAAACACGCCCGTATAGCTCAGTTGGTAGAGCACTTCACTTGTAATGAAGATGTCACGAGTTCGACTCTTGTTGCGGGCTCCATCTTCATGTTTCGAAACACATAAATAGATATATGAGAGTAATAGATACCCTAATAGTATTCCGTATCCTGAAGATGTTAACCACACCTTTTAATAAAATGCAGGCTTATAAGTTTGGATTTATAGATGAACGTGGTAACAGAATCAAATACCTACCTAATCCCGATAATCCTAACGTAAAAGAAAGGAACGACCCAATCACGACAGAGGAAAAGAATTCCCTTACACCGTTACATAGATTGGTATTCAACCTCAAACGGATTATAGAGAAGGTTCCATTCGGTAAGAGTGCATTTGCATCTTACGCTGTTGCACTTCTACTACTTAAAGAAGAGACTGATTTAGATGACAGACAAGCAGAAGAACTCTATGAGAAATTCTATCGTCATCTGAAAGACCAAGAGAAGTTAGAACCTGAACAAATCGAAGAAGCAATAAGTGTAACAACACTTAACGAAGGTGTTACTTACAATCTAAAGAGACAACTCAAACAGAATGACTTGATATACCCTGAAAGAACATCAATAGTAGTAGAATCTAAGTACGAAGTAGTGTTCGGTATTCAAACCTATGTTGCAACCTTAAACGAAGACAGAGTATTGGTGACCCAAGATGATGTTTATTGAAGCAAAGTTACAACTAAGTTCAATCAAGTTCGATGGTAAGAAGAAGAAGATTGATGTTACAGAATTAGGTAAACTATTTGATTCTAAATGTTTAGATGAGATGGATGTACCACCCCCACCTGCTAACGATAGTGACACTACACTTAAAGAAATCAAAGACATGGTAAATAATAGAAACACTTTATCTCCATTCAAAAAGAAAGCATACGAACTTACAGACCAAGACCCTGCTTACTTCATTAAAGATTACATGGATGACTATGGATTAGTCTACAACGAAAAGACAATAAAGGACTTAATGCAGAGTGTCAAACATGTAGGAAGACACTTCAAAAACAAATTTGAAAGACCTAGACCACGACAGATTGCAGAGGCATTAGAATTGAATTTGAGACCATTTATAACAGACACAACTGCATCACCATCATATCCATCCAACCATTCTATACAAGGACAGGTTGTTGGATTGTATTATGCAAAACAGTATCCCGACCATGCAGAAGGAATCATATCTAATGCAAGGATATCGGGTCAAGGAAGAATAGATGCTGGGGTGCATTACCCTAGTGACGATGCAGTCTCATTGAAGATTGCAGAAGAAGTAATGGAAAAATACTTTAAGGGAGACATCGAAGAAGATGCACCAATGAATGCAACTGGAGCTGCCGTATCCACTCACGAACCAATCGTGAGAAAGAAGAAGAACGACAAGACTATTCTTGGACTTCTGAAACGAAACGCACTATAATATTATGTTGAAATTTTTAAATTACCTTGCCCTAGCCACCTCTATCGGAATTGCATCTATCGCTGCATACTTCTCAGTACTCGGTCTTGCAACTATATTTGCTGGTGCATTCATGGGTATCGTAATCATGGCAGGTGCATTAGAGTTCGGTAAGATTGTCAGTGCAGCCTATCTACATTTGTTTTGGGATAGACTTAACTACTTCAAGTATTACCTAGTGTTCAGTGTAGTAGTGTTAATGTTCATTACATCCCTTGGTATATTCGGTTACCTATCCAAAGCACATTCAGACCAAACAGGTGATACTGCACAAGCACAATCAGTGGTTACTCGTATCAACAATGAAATCCAAAGAGAAGAGAACAAGATAACAACTTATGAAGATAGGATTACATCACTGGGTGGTTCTAAGATAGATGTCAGTGCATCTATAGGTCAACAGGAAGAGATAAGAGATGGTGCATGGGACAGAGTACAAGGTGACATCGACTATGCAAAGGGTCAGATAGAATCCCTTAGAGGACAACTCACGACACTTGACACTGCAGTCAATGAACTAAGGAACAAAGGTGTAGAGGTAATCACTACAGATGACGGTGGACTATTTACTGGTTCAGAACAAGAGACCATTGACTATGTTGCACAAGCAAACACTTTGTTCGAACAACAGAAGGGTCAGAGAGAACAGATAAGAGACGACATTGCAGAACAACAAGGTAACATAGACAAGTACAGAACACAAGCACAGGATACCATCAATGGTGCAAATGCAGAGATTAAGACACTGCAACAGTCATCCACAGGGGACGTGGATGCAATGATAATAAAAACTGAAGAATTCAACTTGTTGATTGATGAATCTTATGATACAATAGACGTATTAAAGTTAGAGAAGTTTGATTCAGAACAAATCATACTTACATTAGAAAGAGAAGTAGGCCCTATTAAGTATATTGCAGAGATAATATACGGACAAGAGGACAGTGTCAAGTATCTTGACAATGCAGTTAGATGGGTGATATTCATGTTAATCTTTGTGTTTGACCCACTTGCAGTGTTACTACTAGTGTCATCACTTGCAATGATTGAGAGACAACCTAAGATAAGTAAGTATAAGAATGCACCAATCATCTCCAAGAAATACACAGTAAGAATACCCAAAAATAGAGTCAAAACCCCCTTGTAATCCGACCCCCATTACTGTATAATATAGTATATGTTATGGTTAGAACGCAAATACTTATCCCTTGTCCTATCTTACTTAGATAGAGCAAAGTGGACAAATGACAATACTCTAAACCACAGATGTCCCTATTGTGGGGACTCTCAGAAGAATCCTCATAAAGCAAGAGGGTTTCATTTTGTAGTGGAACAGAGTTTTGTTTACAAATGTCACAATTGTGGTAAGTCAACCTCGTCCGTTAAATTTCTAAAGGACAACTTCCCTGAAACACATCGTGACTATATAAAAGAGTGGTTGAAAGAAAGTGGTAAGAAACCTAAAAAACATGCAAGTGGTCATAAGATGCCAAGTGCAAATGTATACAAGTTTACCCCTAAAGAGGAAGTTATAAATATGAATGTAGATGATATCCCAGCAGTCTGTTTTCCAGCTATGGAGAAGACAGTTGCAAGGAAGTATCTACAAGATAGGAAGGTTCCCGATGAAGCAATAAAGGGATTATGGTTTGTTGAAAATGCTCAATCTCTAAGTCTTCTATCTAATAAATACAAAGACCGAGTTCTTGGAAATGACCCAAGAATCGTGATACCTTTCTTTGACGAGGAAGGGGAACTGATAGGTATATCGGGTAGAGCAATCAATGACTCACCATTACGATACTTGACTATGAGATTCCAAGATGATTGTCCACTCATCTTTAACCTTAATAAAGTAGACAAGACAAAAACCATCTATGTGACTGAAGGGCCGATAGATAGTTTATTCCTACCTAACAGTATATCAGTCGGTGGTAGTGATTTTAAGAAAATAGACGATAATATAAAAGAAAACGCAGTTTTAGTTTATGATAACGAACCAAGAAGCAAGGAAATCCTCAAGAAGATAGAAGAGGTAATAGACCTAGGATGGTCAGTATGCATTTGGGACGATAAGAGGATATCAGATTGTAAAGATATCAATGATATGATTATGAAAGGATTAACAACTGAAGACATACTTGATATTATTAATACTTGTACATGTGCAGGCCTCTCAGCAAAACTAAAATTAATGGAGTACAAGAAAGTATGAATGACACAAGTATAAAGGTCATCAAGTCAGATGGTTCTAAGATAGGAATTGAATTAGATAAGATACATAGAATGGTAGAGAAGGCATGTAATGATATTACAGGTGTATCAGAATCATTAGTAGAGATTAACAGTGGACTACAATTCTATGATGGAATTACCACAACAGACATCCAAAAGATTTTAGTAAAATCTGCAAGTGATTTGATATCACTTGAGAATCCAAACTACCAATTTGTTGCAGCTAGACTGTTACTTTTTGGAGTACAGAAATCAGTGTTCAATACCAAGTGGAAGGACAATGAAATTTATCCACCACTATTTGATATCATCAATAAGAATATTGAAAGAAAGGTATACTCTAAGGACATCCTTAAGGTATACAGTCAAGACGAAATAAATGAATGCAATAAGTTCATAAGACACAACCGAGATTTAACATTCACCTACGCAGGGTTACAACAGATTGTAGACAAGTACCTAGTACAAGACAGAAGTAACGGGGAGATATTTGAGACACCTCAGTTCATGTACATGTTAATTGCAATGACCCTATTTAGAAACTATGACCGAGACAAGAGATTAGATTATGTCAAAAGATACTACGACGCAATATCAACTTTTAAAATCAATATACCCACACCTATTATGGCAGGAGTCCGAACACCATTACGTCAGTTCGCATCTTGTGTATTGGTTGACTCAGACGACACCCTCGACAGTATCTTTTCGAGTGACATGGCAATCGGAAAATATGTTGCACAAAGAGCTGGTATTGGAATTAACGCAGGAAGAATACGAGGACTTGGTTCAAGAATCCGTGGTGGGGAAGTCCAACACACTGGAGTCATACCTTTCCTTAAAAAGTTCGAAGCAACAGTACGAAGCTGTACTCAAAATGGGGTCAGAGGTGGAAGTGCAACAGTACATTTCCCAATCTGGCATCAAGAAATCGAAGACATTATTGTCCTCAAAAATAACAAAGGCACGGAAGATAACAGAGTTAGGAAGTTAGACTATTCCATTCAGTTATCTAAAATCTTTTACGAGAGATTTCTAAAGAACGAAGATATTACATTGTTCTCACCACATGATGTTAAAGGACTATATGAAGCATTCGGAACAGATGCATTTGATGAACTATATCTCAAGTATGAGAGAGCAACATCGATACCTAAGACTAAGATATCAGCAAGAGAATTGTTTGGTGCAATATTAAAGGAACGTGCAGAGACAGGTAGGATTTACATCATGAACATTGACCATTGTAATAGTCATAGTTCATTTACCGATAAGGTGAACATGAGTAACCTATGTCAAGAGATAACATTACCAACAGACCCAATCAGTCATATTGACGGAGAAGGAGAGATTGCATTATGTATTTTAAGTGCAATTAATGTGGGTATCATTAAGATGGAAGAGTTATCAAATCTATGTGAACTTGCAGTAAGAGGACTAGAAGAGTTAATTGATTACCAAGAGTATCCAGTTGTGGCTGCAGAAAGGTCAACACTTGCAAGAAGGTCACTAGGAATTGGTTACATCGGTCTTGCACATTTCCTTGCAAAGAACAAGGTTAAGTATAATGACCCCGAAGCACATAGACTAGTGCATGAGTTATCAGAGAAGTTCCAGTACCATTTACTATGTGCATCTAATCAGATTGCATCAGAGAAGGGTGCATGTGAATACTTCAACAGAACTAAGTATGCACAAGGACTATTACCTATCGACCACTATAAGAAAGAGGTTGATGACATTACCCCAAATGAGTTAAAAGAAGATTGGGAAAAACTAAGAGTACGAATCAAGGTGCATGGACTAAGACACTCCACCCTTACTGCACAGATGCCATCAGAGAGTTCCTCAGTGGTCTCTAATGCAACGAATGGGATTGAACCACCAAGAGACTACCTTAGTGTTAAGAAGAGTAAAAAGGGTACACTAAAACAAGTAGTACCTCAGTACTCTACTCTTAAGAATGCATATACCTTACTATGGGATATGGAAGATAACATGGGATACATCAAAGTTGTTGCAGTAATGCAGAAGTTCTTTGACCAAGCAATCAGTGGTAACTGGTCGTATAATCCCGAGAACTATGATAACAATGAAGTACCTATAAGTGTTATGGCAACAGACCTATTGAACACTTACAAGTATGGTTGGAAGACATCATATTACCAAAACACAATGGATGGTAAAACTGAAGATGTGGTAAAGGATGAGAACTCTGCAATGAATGAGTACATCCCACCTATGATGAGTTCACCAAGTGACGAAGGGGAGGAAGACTGTGAAGCGTGTGCCATCTGAAGACAAGACTGTAAACTATGTAAACTTAAGTGAAGATGCATCTTTAGAGAAACAATGGTTGACGGGTCAAACTAACCCCGAGACATGGTCTTTAATGAAGGACAAGTTCGTAGTGTTGAGGAACTTTATACCCAAAGAAATTACCAACATGGCATTAGATTCATG